ACAGGGGAGTTGGCCGACATATCTGCGATCTTGAGATCAGCCGCAGCAGCAAACCGGCGGCCTTCCTCAACGATCTGATTCATCAGTCCAAGGAGGACTTGGCTTGGTTCTTTGTAGGGGAGGGGGAGGATGTTGTCGCGGATCGTGCCGGCGGCGACGTCCACATCTCTGAACTCGCCGGGAGCAATTGGAGTGTCATCCCCTTTGACTCGCATACCCTTAGTCTTAAGACCTCCCGGCAGGTTCGATAGAGTGCCAGCATCAACAAGCTGCCTAATAATAGAAGTACCAGACTTAGCGAAAGCACCGATAAGATGAATAAGGCCGAAGGCATAGAAGCCAAATCCGGGAATATATGGGTAGTGAACAAAGTGATTCCTCTTCTGATACGTTCTGTCTTCTGGCCGCCAGTTGCGTCTGATAGCCAGAATCTCTTGTGAAGTTTTTTCAATAGTCACAATGTATGGCAGACCAATCTCTGTCTTGTCGCCATCATCATCAACATCTTCGTAGCCTGGCAGATCCAGATAAACCTGCATCTCCAACAGCTTGTACCGATCATCCGTCGTGGCACGGAATCCCATCTTCTCGGCAATCTCGCGCTCGATATCGTCCAGCGCATTCTCAGGATCAGGCAGATCAATGTCACGATAGAAGCCAGCAACCATCAGCCGGCGCATCTCGTTCTTTGTCTTCCTCATCACATGCGTCACACGGGGCGATGACTCAAGATTGCTCGCACCGTACGGCACCACCACATCCTCTGCCGGCACAAATACTGACACCTGCCTGCCCAGCGACGGATCAAAGTACACTTTCTTGAACGCATTACCAGCCAGACCCAGACCCCACAACATGCGCTCATGCTCAGGACGGTATTCCTTCATGACTTCCGTCAACTGATAGTTCATATCGTCACGAACACGCTCGGCTGCATCGCGCTTCTCCGGCGTTTCTTTGCCGATGATCTTCGTCTTTACCGGCCCTGACGCTGGAAATGTTTCCATGATCGTCTCAGCCTGGAACTTCACCAGCGCTTCCGACAGTAGTGGGTGATACACACCGCACGCGCCTTCCCACGGCTCGGATCTTTCTTCGATCTTCATGCCGAGAAGTTCTAGGCCATCGACATACGTCTTCATCCAGTCTTTTCTGGAATCGATGTCGTCTTGGAAGTCGCCGAGCAGGTCGCCTGCCAGACTTTGTAGCTGGCCATCGTCCATTTCTTCCGCGAGGTTGGCGTTGAAGTCGTCCTCGTCGTGGACTTTGCCCATCTCTATTTCTAGATCGCCGATGCCGATAGACACAGACTCAGGATCTTCGATCTCGATCTCGATTGGCTCTGCATCCATCATGTCTTCGTCCATGCCGGCCGGAAGTTGGTACAGCGCCTTGTCAATATTGGTTGCCATTTGTCATCCTTAGTAGTAAACGCGCCTGCGCCGCAAGCCCATAGGCTCATCTTCCTCGTCAGACCCAAGCCGCAAGAATCCACCCTGCCTAAATCGCATCAACGCCTGCACACCGGAGTCCACAAGGTCATCGTGTTCCGCGTTCGGGAACCGGGCGAACTCTTCTATTACCTCTTCCGCCCAGCGTTTGTCAGGTGCCCACACTTTACCGGAAGAAAATAGGTCTGTAACGCTGTTAAGACGCACGAATTTGTCGTTGCCGCGTGTAGGTGTGAAGTCCTGAACCATGACCCCCATCCTTCTTAGCTCAAATATCAGCGGAGCACCCGCCGCTTTGGCTTCAATAATGCAGGCGTCCGGCTCCCAGTCGTCGTACATCTCCTTTGCCTTCTGTTTTAGCTCTGGAAACTCGACTTTCCCCTTCCAAGCGTCCAGCAAAATGATGTTGACGTCGTTCTCGTCCTCGTCTTTGTTGAAAACACCCCACGTAGTACACGCAGAATAGTCACTCCGCTGGTTTTTTGTGTACGCAGTGTCCCAAGATTGGATAATAAACTCGCACGGAGGTGCTCTATCGCCCTCCCACAGCCGCCACCAGTCCCGTTTTACCAGCGCGCCCTCTTCTCCAGTGGGTTTTTGCTGGTACTGGGCGTTCCATTTGTACGGTGGAAGCTCTTCTTTCAGCGCCAACAGCTCGTCTACCGGCCAAAACTCAGGCCAGAGGCTGTTCCCGCTCGGTAATATTGCCGGGAATTCGATAACTTCCCACTCTGTCGCGTCACTTTTCAGCACTCTGCCGGTCAAATCCTTGTCTGACCAGCGCGTCATGACTATGACAATCGCTCCTCCCGGCTGCAAACGCTGCCGTGGTCCTGATGTATACCATTCGTACACACTGTCAAAGACGGTCGGGTCGCCTTGGGCAAGTCGCGCTTCTTGTTCGGAGTCCTGCCGTGTTCGACGTCTGGATTACCTTCTTGTTAGGGTGATTCCCCAGAAACCACGCGGGAAGCATGTAGCTAGCAAACTCACTTTTTGTATGCCGAGGAGGCATATTGATGATCAGTCGCTTTACCTTGCCTTCCGCTATCTCTTCGAACTTCTTGGCCATGATGGCGTGGTGCCTACCATGGATAAATCCCGGCCACATCTCGTGCACGAAGGCCATGAACTTCTTCTGCGCCTTCTCCCGTACCAGCGCATCCTTGTACTGACTCACCTGCTCCAGCAACTGCTCCTGCTCCGCCGGGGGCAGACGAGCTATCAGGTCACTCAAGTCCATGGGCTATTCGCTTCCCGTCTCTGTCTCACTATCGAGAACGCTTCCCGCTCGACAGGCTTGTCCAGCCGCTTCTGTATCTTGGCCAGCGTAGGATATATAGACACCGGCCGAAAGTATCGCCGGCCAGACTTCTGCTCCTTGTACACCTGGTACAAAAGAGAAAACGCCTCCAGCAGCAATTCCTCGTCTCTACTCATTCCAGCGTCCTAAAATTGACATACACCGGCCGCACACTCCGCCCGCTTCCCTTTACCTTCTTCAACACACCCAGCTTCACCAACCTGTTAATAATCTCACTCGTATTCCCCATCCCACCCTTCTTACGTATCTCACAAATATCCCGTATAGAAGGACCAAACCCATACTGCTTCCACCACTCATCCACCACCAAAAACACTTCCTTCTGTGCCGGCGTCATACCAACCTCCAAACACTCCTCGTACGTCTTGTCCTTACGTTTCGCCACCATCTCACGGTTTATTTCCACCGCTCGTGGCAACGTTGCCACAATGCTCATTTGGCAACCTCGTCATTTTCGCCAGAAATATACCCCCCGGGGGTCTGCGTTTCCAGAGATGACGGGGGGTCTTCGCTGGGATGGGGGTCGCTGGATTCGGGATCGGAAAATTCTTGGGATGGTTTGTGGGGAATAGTATGTAATGGGTCCAGCGGAGTCCCAGTTGCAAAAAGGGCATCCCCTGGTAGGGTGGGGCTATCAGCCTGGCCGTTTTGATTGTCCGACTCTATCGGCGCCAGCTCTGCCAGCAGTGAATCTGCATCAACATCGACTGCATCATCGCTGGATAACATCATGGTCTTTAGCTGCGCCATGATCTGATCGCGCAATTCGCCACTGTTCTGCACATGTTCGACTCGCTTGGTTTCGCGGAAGGCGTCCACGCCGACCACGGTTCCCAACACCTTAACCGCAGCCACGCGCGTCGCGTCCTTTGCCGTCTCACTTGTTGCCACTTCGGTAAGCGTTGAAATTACCAATGAGCGTAAAGTCTCTGAAGAGTGATATGAAGCTAGTTCTTTTGCCCGCTCCATTGCTTCGATGGTTGCAGCTATCTTGGGGGAAGTCATCATTCGGCTGGCTTCTGGGTTCACGGTAGACGGCTTGCCTTTGGTGTTATATGCGCTTCTGTAGGCATCGCTGGCCGTCATTTCATCCAGTACGAGATGCTCTGCAAACTTCCGTTGCTTGGCTGTAAGGCTGTTCTTTGGAATTCTCAGTACTGGAGCAATGCCCTTTTGGGTTATTGCTTCCTTTAATGCTTTTCGACTAGGTGTCTTCATCTTGGGCTGATCTTCGCTTCGCTCAGTGTCCTATCGGGCGCGATATCGCCCCGGCTTGCCCGCAATGTAACCGGAACAGAACCAGTACGTCAACAAAACCTATCAAACCTGGGCACATCATTGGAAAATACAATTGATACAATATATACTTTGCATTGACATATTGTATGGTTTTGCTAGTCTTTCCCTATGCGCTAAATCAAGGGCGCGATAAGGGGAAATTATGAAAATTGAAATTTGGGAATTCCGGTTCTTTGAGCCGTCCACGGGCGCATTCGGCCGCTTGACTATTGCCGCTGATAACGAAACTGAAGCTTTGGAAACTTTCAACAAAATCGACGGCTTGATCCACAAGGGACAATGGCTTGTCAAATTTTTAGGGGCGCAACCATGCAAACAATAATTCAAATCGAAATTAAAGATATCTACGGTATCCGCACAATTTACCCGGCTTGCGATAAGTCCCGCTTGCTTGCCCGGCTTGCGGGCACGAAAACACTCACCCGGCACGCGCTGGAAACAATCCGCGCGCTTGGCTATACCGTCGAAATCAAACCGCAAACCATCTGAGGGCGATATGAAAAACCCGTACAAAACACAATTACGCGCTGAGGGCTTGCCTTATCGCCCGATACTGGGTGAATCATCCGCGAAAACCGTCAAGGGCGAGAAAATCGGTTACCTGACGGCAATTTGTTACCTTGTCCCGGACGATAAGCTTTGCCCGTTTGCAAAACTTGCGGGCTGCTTTGATGGTTGTCTGAATACAGCCGGGCGCGGAGCCTTTAACAGTACCCAACGAGCGCGCGCAGCAAAAACCCGGTTCTTTTATGACAATCAGCGCGCTTTCATGTTATCGCTTGCGGCTGACGTATGGTCGCACGCCCGCCGGGCTGAGAAGCTTGCCTTGATCCCGCTTGTTCGCCCCAACGGGACAAGCGATATTGCCTTTGAAAACATCAAGCTTGACGGCAAAACGATTTTCCAGATGTTTCCAGATGTTCAATTCTACGATTACACAAAACACCCAAGCCGCAAGCTTGACGGCAAAACCGCCGGAAATTATGACCTAACCTATTCATTCTCAGCCCTCACGCCGAAAGCAATATCAATCAAGGGCTTGTCAAATACCGCAAATCAGCGGACGGCTGTTGTCTTCCTGAACCGCTCAGAAATCCCGGAAAGCTTTCGCGGCTGGCCGGTCGTTGACGGCGACGATACAGATGTGCGTCACATTGAACCGCAACAAGTCGTCGTCGCACTGTATGCGAAAGGCAAAGCAAAAGCCGATACGAGCGGCTTCGTGCAAATCAAAGGGCGGGATTATTGATGAAACCGTCCGAAATTCTCGCGGCCATCGCTGGGCTTTTTTGGCTTTGGCTTTTTTTCACTTTCCTATTTCTACTGTGAAAGGGTAATGCCATGCCGAAATTTGTAGCCTATTGGGGCGAGGGATACGGTATCCCTACGGCCGAAATTCATCCGCTCGCGTGGTTTTCGGAAGATTGCGGTTACACGCAAGCCAATATCTGGAAACTCTCAGAGCTTGCAATGGGTGAGTCATTGAACCTAACAGACCTGTCAGGAGTGCACTATGTGATGCGCGTTGAATAATTGTGAATGAGTCAGGCTTGACAAATTTATAGGAGATCAGACGATGAAATACGAAGTTACTATACGCGCCACTGTTTACAAAACAATCACAGTTGATGCCGACAATCAAGACGAAGCATATGAAAGCGCGCACGATTTATTTTCTATGCAATCCGACGGATGGCCTGAAAAGTACGAGCAGGAAACAATGGACATTCGCGCAATTGAAAGCAAGCCAAAGATTACCGTCCGCGCGCGCGGCAAAACTTTTGACAATCTAGCCGATGCCATGCTCCATGCCACAGGCAACCAAAAATTTGCTGACAGCTTTCGGAAAAAGTGAGGCTCTTGGAAATATTACCACATTAAACTTTTG